TGCCTTGCAAATAATTCAGCACTTGTAACTTTTCCATAATCATTTCCTAAGTTAGTTATATTTTTAAAGAACGTGCCATTCTGTGATGGCAACGCCATTATAACATAGGGTATGGGAGTTTGTCAAGACCGGGTCAAAGGCGGAAAGCCATCAGGGTGCCCGCGTCTTGGGGCTGGAGGTAGAATCCGTGCTTCTCGACAAGGGCTTCTAGGTCGGGGTGATAGGACTCATCGTCCCAGTAGTCGAACAGTCGGTACCCGTCTGGGGCGACTACCCCCTCGCTTCGGAACCAGATGCCGTCTTCACTTATTTCTTCTTCCCCGAGCCACTCATCGTATGTGACGGCGTTGGCCTCTGGGAACGCTTTGTTTATTTTTTCGCACAGTTTAGTAGCTTTCATTTGGTCAGCCTCTTTGTTATCCACTCGCCGGATACTTGTTCAGCCCGAGTCGTGAAGCGTGTTTGGTTTCGCCCTGCTATGTTCCGTGAGCCGCGGTCTACGGAGTTTCCCTCATAGTCGTAGCTTTGATTCAGGGGTCGCAGGTGCCCGTCCGTTACTTCGATTACTTGGTTCAGGCGTGTTGCCATTGCTTTGGGGGATATGTTGGCGGCCTTGGCGTAATCTCTAAACGAGTACATCTGGCCGGTTATAAGGTCGGGGTGTTTTCCCCGGAAGGTAAGCAGTCGTGCCGCCATGTTTTCTCCTACAGTAACTTGTTTAACGATCCCCAGAGCTTATCGCATTCTGGGCAGTCATCGCCAACCAGTTCGGTGTCTGGGTGGTTATCGCAATGGATGGGGTCTGCTTGATTCCAAGGGCAGTTAGACAGGTACTCGTCGTAATCGCCGCAGTCTGGCATTGGTCTACTCATCGATTTCTTCCTCGCCTTTAAGGGTCAGGCTTAATACATTGGTGTCGTGACGGCGGCACCACACTTGGATGCCTTCGGGAGTCCAGCCGATATCTAGCTGGGCGTGGGCCGCGTGGTCTTCTCTATCGCCGCCGGGTTTTTCATCTAGACACTTCTTGCAATGCATGACACCCATGATTTCATTTTTTATAGGGGCAAAGCGCACTGCATCCTGCTCAGTGCGCCGTTTGTCGCGTAATTTGCCCAACTCATCAATCATTGTGGAGGCCCATTATATTTTCCATAGCCATCATCTTACACAAGGCCACCTCAGTCTCGTCAAGTCCGACTGCGTATTTCTCCGCCATCTCAGTAGCCTGTTCCGAGCGCAGTGCGTCGGGAGCCGTGATCCCCAGTTCGAGTGCTAGGGCAACCATTTCCATTTGTCTGTCTATCATCTCAGTGCCCTCTCTCTATCATCTTCAGTGCTTGTTCCATGTCCGCGGGCAGAATAGCGGTGCCGCTATACAGGTGCTGGTACTCTATGTAGGCGCGTATTTTCTTCACGGCTTGCTCGTATGTCATAACGTGCAGAACTTCACTGTCTCCGAGAGATTCTTCTAATTGCTTGATAAGGGATTCAAGTGCGTCATCGTCGGCTTCTTTCATCCAAGCGGAGGATTCCATCTCAGAACGCTTACCATCTATTTCTTTTTGAATAAGCTGGGTGGCGAGGCTGATACCGTCCTCGTATGTCAGGGTTATGCTCATAATTATTATCCTATCGGTTAGTTGAAACCAAATAATAAGGGAACGTATGGGAGTTTGTCAACAACTACAGGCAAAAAAAACCCCACACACTGTGGGGTTTCATGCAAAACGCAAAAGTACAACTAACTTATCAATAGGTCCGGGGATACTACGGGAGAATATGGGAGTTGTCTACTACTTTTTCTTTTTAAGTGTTTCTTGGTAGACTTCAAACATTAAACGCAGTTGCCCACTTATTGTACGCCCTTCTTTCTTAGAAATAGCTTTTATCTCTTCGTACACTTCTTTCGGCACTAATACACTTTTCCACTTATCTGTGTCCACGGTTATCTCCCCTATTAGGTATCCTATATTGTAGGACTATATAAGAAAACATGAGAGAAATCAATCTTTGCATAAAAAAAACCCTACACTCTGCTAAGTTGTGTAGGGCTCAAGGACTACGTTTCATGTCATAAAAAAGGAATAAATTATGCTCTCTGATTATGTCCCCCTGTTTTCAGGGTGTCAATAGTTTATTTCGCCTCTCCCCATGAGGGACCGATCTCAATATCGCACTTGTTAGGCACTTCAAGGGGCACAGCATTTTCCATGATCCGAGCCACCTCTTGGGCTTCTCCCATGCTTTTGACAGACATGGCCACCTCGTCGTGTATCTGGACCATAGGGAGCATCCCAGCGCGGTATATATTAACCATAGCCTGTTTAGTCATGTCCGCGGCACTGGCCTGTATAAGCCTATTAAGAGCCTTGTAGGTGTACGCCCGCTTCAGTCTGGTCGTGTCCCCGTACTCTTTAACTGCGTCCCGATACGGCAGGGCTTTGTTCATGGCGAAGGTATCTGGCTCCCAAAGCTCAAAGCGGCACTTGCGCCCCAGTATGCTACGGATTGACCCGGCACTGCTCTTATCGTTTAGCCGGTTCTGTACGCCATTCATAAGACCTTTCACAAACGGTACCCGGTCGTGGTACTGCTTAACCAGTGCCTTGGCCTCACCCACTTCGATATCCATCTGCTCACTGAGTTTGTTCACGCCCATCCCGTACATCATGCCGAGGTTAATGGTCTTGGCTTGCTTACGGTTGATGTTAGCCATCTCAGCTACCATTGTGTGGAAATCCATGTCTGGGTTATCATTGTATCCACGAACAAACTCTTCTACTCCATCCATCTGAATACCACGAGATTTACCAAATACATGAGCATAATGAACTAAGATGCGCGGTTCCTGCTGCGAGAAATCAATTGCCGCCCACTGCTCACCCTCTTCTGGTAAGAACAAACTGCGTATCATCGGTCCAAGCTCTGGATCGCGGGCCGGGATTTGTTGCAGGTTAGGGTTGTTCATCGATATGCGGCCTGAGACTGTACCCCCGTCGTCCGATCTGATCTGGTTAATATGACTATGGATGCGGCCATCCTTGTGAGTGTGTTTCATAATCGTATTGATGAAGGTGCCCGAAGTCTTGTTCAGGTTCCGCGCTTCCAAGATGAGCTTGGGGAGAGCATGGTTTGTCTCTTGGAGGAAGCTCTTAGTGAAAGACGGTGCGCCTTTTTCGGTCTTTGGGTAGCCGACTCCGGCCTTATCGAAAGCCTTGGCGAGAGATTGCGGGGCCCAGATTTCAATGTTACCCCCAGCCATGCTTTTAATCTGTTTGAGGACTGCTTTTTCCCTCTTGAGGATTTGATCCCGTGTACGCTCCAATCTGTTGGTATCGACACGGACTCCACGCATGGTCATATCGACGAGGCATGGGAGCAGTTCAAGTTCCAAGTTAGCAACACTCCAGAGGTCTTCTTTGCCCAGCGTAACGCTAAAGTAGTTCCAGAGTTCGAGTGTGAGTTCAGCGTCAACTTCTGCGTAGGGACCGACATACATGGCAGGCATCTTCCACATCTCTGCCTTGGGATCAACGCCGAATTCCCTAGCCGCGGCGACTAAAGCTTTCTCTGACTTGGTCTTGGACAGGTGGTCGTAAGCCAATGCATTCAGGCTGTAGCTGAATCGGTTCTCGTCTAGCAGACTAGCTATTAGCATAGTATCGATTATGCGGCCATTGACCGTGAACCCCATCTGCTTGATCCAGCCCAGATCGTACTGGGCGTTGTGCATGATCTTATCCGCAGGGCACTCGAATACTTTCTTGAGCCACTTATTAACTATTCGCTCGTCTAAGTTTCCACCACCGAGGTGTCTAATAGGTATGTAACCTGACCACCCCTCGACTGCAACCGCATAGCCTACTACCTCGCCATCACCTGTAGGCCACCCGGGTCCATTTGATTTAAGGTTCGGGTCGCGTGTTTCGACATCAATTGCTATACGAGGTGCCCCCGTTAGATCAGGTAACTCTAACGGCGGTATCCACTCGCTCTTAGGTGTAAACATTGCCATCTGGAGACTCATTCAGTATCCGCCTGTAGGTTGTTTTCAATCCGCGCAATCTCAGCATCTATGTAGAAGCGTATTTTCTTAGCGTCACGCAACATATCACTGTGCGAGGATTCCCCGTACCGGTAGGCGGCACGGAAGATTTCTCCCATTTGAGCGTTCATGTCTTTGTGTGAGATCAAGTGCTGTAATTCTGAAGCCCCTTCTGGAAGCTCGTAGTACGAGGCCGTGGAACCGTCAGAGGTGCTTCCATCGGATGACCGCGTCCACATCTCTCCGCTTCCTTTAGGGGACTTTTTTACAACGTAGTTTTGAAAGTCATTCATTATCGTTCTCCTCAAAAGGGTATATCTTCTGATTTAAGGTCTTGTGGCGAAGGATACTTTGCGGGAGCCGGAGCAGGAGCGGATTCATTGCTGGTTGATATGTAACCCAGCTTGGCATCTAGCACGGAGATACTGTGCATGGGGCCCATGTTGCCTTCAAAGGTTTTGATCTGGCATCCGCTACCGGATATCTCAATGATCGAGCCCTCCACCAATGCGGTGGTGTAAAAGTCTAACTGCCTGCCCGCCCGTGCAAAGACAACCGCCTCGTAGTTAGTCCAGTCGTTTGTTTTTGTTTCACGATTATAAAACTTAACGCCTATCCGTAGTCCGAACCCAGTGCTTTCACCGGCTTGAAATTGGTTAGGTGTTTTAGTTAGTTTGCCTGTTACTGTAATACCCATTGTTATTGCCTCTTAGTCAGTTTTTGCAGGGATACCGGGATCGTCTGCAATTAGTTCATCGATTTCTTCGCTACTAAACTTAAAGTAGAAGGCGGGTGTACCGTCACCCAGCCACGCACCGACAATGTTAAACTCGTAGTACTCTTTGGCCTCGTTATAATCCATGCCATCGCGCTCTACTAGTATTTCCAGAACCTTGTCCTCGTCATACAGGACAACGTCCTCCTGTCCGCACCGTCGGCAGATGCCTACGATTGCTTCGCTCAGTCCGTCTGCTCGTAACATAATTACCCCCAGACCTTAACTTTCTTGCCGCCAAAGTATTCAACGGCGTGTCCTTCCTTAATTAGCATCTCGCAGATGTTCTCGTTATCCACGGTGTAAGGTACTGCAAGAATTCGTCCGTACTTACCGCGGCCTAGCGATTCAATCATAATCTCCTGACCGCAAAGTTCGATTAGCCTGTCCTTTGCCGCCAGACCCAAAGCCTTCTCAGCTAGGTTACGGGTCCGACTTTCGGGGGTGTCTATCCCGTGAAGCCGTAGCCGTTGCTTCTTTAGCTGGACATCAAATCCCAAGTTCAGCGTTACATCGATGGTGTCCCCATCTATGACCCGCTCTAGATCACACTTATAAAAATAAGGTTTCATAAATCGTAGCTCCGTGACATGTCTTCTGCATCGACAACATACAAAGCGTTCTTAGTTCGCGTGACCGCAACATAGAACACTCGGTGCATATCGTCAGGGTTACGCCGCATCTGTTCGTCTGCGGCAGGTGATAAATCGGTAAAGAGTACGACGTTGTCGGCCTCACCACCTTTTGATCCGTGGATCGTGGATACTGTGATACGGGGCTCGGCATTAAACTTCTCGCCCCGCCGTAGCATAGCAATGATGTAAGCTCGGTCTGTCTCGGGCAGGTTGTCCATAGCCTCGTGCCATATCATATCTTTGGTAGCCAACAGGCCAAAATGCTCCTGCAGCTGTTCTAGGTTAACTTCGCCGTCATCGTCTAGCCCGGGCAATTTCTTGAACCCGCGTGTCACCCGAGTCTTAATCGACATGAAGCTGTATATTTTTCGAGCAACATCGCCGGTTACCATCTTGCCATTACGCAGTCTTTCCCACCCGTTTACCGCGAGGCTCTGGCGCTCACTAATGGACCGATGGCCGCGGTATGTGAATAGGTATCCGCCCGCCTTTAGGTCTTGTGCCACGGATTGTAGTAGGTAACCGGCCTGTGCCATTACTAGCCAACTGTCCTCGGACATGTCTAGCGATGCGACGGAGTTGATCCGGACTAGCTTGCCCTCTTCTTTCTTGGGCTCGTAGCGTTTTGGAAAACGCATGGTAATACGTGAGGCGATACCCTCTGCTAGGCTGTGGACCACGCGAGGTATTCGGTAGCTTTGAGACAGGGTTTCTGACCCTCCCTCTAGCGTAATAAAATGATCTACATCCGCCCCTGCCCATCGGTAGATAGCTTGATCGTCATCTCCCGCGCAGTACATCTTCTCGGACTTCGCATCCAGAAGGTGAGCTATGTCCCACTGGAGAGGAGACAGGTCTTGTGCCTCATCTAGAAAGGTCAGCTTAAAGTCAGGGCAGTACCGTGCGCCGTTGTTCGCGAACACTGCCAGCATATCGGTGAAGTCATACAGACCGAAACGGTGCTTGTACTCTTTCAAGCAGCTATCCACGTAGCTTACAAGGTTCCAGTCCTTGTCTAGGTTGCTGATGTTGTACTGATCCCGAAGCGGGACCTTGCGTAGTCTGGCGAGGTTTATCACACCCAATATAGGGTCACTAGAACTGGTTACACTGGGCAGGTCTTCTTCAAAGTCTGCCGCTTTGTTTCCTGTTAGGTTAACGCCGGTCACTTTAGACAACTCTCTGTAGTTCTCTGACTGCATAACCTGATCCTTTCGGATGTCTGACATCGCCAGAGCCAAGCTGTGCAGGGTACGGAAGTTAGCTAAGTCTTCTTTCGGGTCCAGATCAAATCTAGCCGCCGCACGTTCTTTGGCTTCTGTCGCGGCTTTCTTAGTAAAGGCTAGGAAAGCAATGTCCATGGGCCGTATCCCGTTTTCCAAAGCTTTGTCTACCATGTTAAGTAGCGTGGTAGTCTTGCCCGTTCCGGGTGGGCCGAATATACGAAACATCAGTCTCTCAACTGTAGCCAGACGCGCACGGTGCCGTCTTCTTGTTTACGCTTCACCGAAGTGTAAGGGGTATTACCATACTCGTCCCTACGGGCGCGAATAGACGAGCCTAGCGTAGACGCTTGCTGATAGTCATCACACAGGATGCTGTCACCCTCTTCCATGTCATAAACGATGGACCACTTACCGTTACCGTATGATTTTGTTAACGGGACGTTCTTTTCTATTTTGACAGTCATAGGTCTTTCTCCACATCTAATATTAGTCGGTTAAGATGGCGTTTGACGATTTGTCTAACGCGCTCCCGAGTGAGGTTGTACCGGTTCCCGATTGCGGCAAATGTCATCCGATCCTCGTTCCACAGTCTAAATATCTCATTATTTCTATCTATTTTCTCTTCCATCAGAAGGGTGCCTCATTTGATCCACCAAAGTTAGGTGTCTTTAGCTCAACGTCTACTTTGTCGAAAGCAGGTACAGACCAGACCCTCACAGGGCGACCTTTTATCTTTAATACCTTTGACTCTCCGTGAATATCTCGCAGACGCTGGGCGATCTTATGAGACTTATAATCAAACCACTTGTTCTTCTTTAAGAACCCCTCGAAGTCTCGAAGCCTAAAGTAGGTAAGGCCTTCTTCCTCGTCGGTCCATGGGCGGCGTAGCAGTATCTCTTCCTTGTCTTGCGCTTGCTGTAGGAACCGGCAGAACTCTTCCAGATAGTCGTAGAACTGACCGCTGGTGCTGGCATCCTGTGCTACTTCCATGATGGCGGACTCGTTATCCTTCATGTCCGTGAGCAACGTGCTGATCCGGCTTTCCCACGTAGCTTTCTGTACGGAGCGTGGCATAAAGTTTAACTGCTCCATGCAGGCTTTCTGAAACACGGGCTGGCTTAACAGACCCTCAGTATCTAGCTCTAAGGGTTCGCCGTTTACGTCCATAAACCATACTGGGGGAGTCGAGTCGTACTTACGCAGGTTAGCTATGGATGCCCCTTGGATAGCGGCACCGACACCATATTTTCTAGTGCGGCATAGCTCTTTGTTGCAGTGTGCATTAACCGGGGCATCGGAACACTTATAGGCATAGTCCTTGCGGCTACACTGCTTTGCTACTGTGTTGACCTCGTTTAACGGGAGCGGGGGCTCTAGGTACTGCATGTTGTAGGACAGTATCTCTGACTCCCAAGAGTCTGGGTACGCCTTACGTAGGTAGACCCCAAGGTTAAACAGGCCGTTGTTACGCCCACCCTCACTGATCTTGTTCGAGCAAAGTATTTGCAAGCAGGGTGGCCCATCTATCAGTAGTGAGGATTTCTTGGTTTCCACTACCTGTAACGCAACCACTTGTTCCAATGTCTGAGCGTACTTCTTGTGCATCTCAAAAAATTCTTCGATAGTAGCGGATGTACCATCGTCTTTAATCGC